ATTACCTCGCAGAAGCACTGTGATGTGTCGTTCTCCTCGGTGGAACGCACCTTGAGTCTGGATGACTGGAGTCGGCGGATTGGCCAGCCACAGAGCGTGCAACTGGCCAACACGGTGGATCGCTCCGGCCTCGAAACCTACGTCGATGTGTACAATTCGGTGCTGTCGCCCGCCCTCAGTCCCACCACGTCCAAATGGGAGGTGTATCTGTTGGCCGGAGCCATCCTGGACCAGGAAGGCACGCCGCGCGATGGCCAGCGCTCGGTGGTGCTGGAGCCAATGGAGCAGGCCCACGTCGTGACGGAAAACAAGGGCTTGTTCCAGCAAGCGACCCAGATCGGCGAGCAATACGTGGCCGGCGAGATGGGCCGCAGTGCCGGCTTTACCTGGAAAATGGACCAGAACATTGTGATCCATACCACCGGGCAGCGCGGCGGGACGCCCACCGTGACCACCGGCAATCAGACGGGCAGCACGATTGCGACCACCGGCTGGACGGCCGCCGCCGCGCTGCGCCTCAAGAAAGGCGATGTGATCCAACTGGCCGGCGTGTATGCGGTCAACCCGATGAGCCGCCAGACCACCGGGCGGCTGCGCGACTTTACCGTGACCGCTGACGTGAGCAGCGACGCCTCCGGCAATGCCACCATCCCGATCAGCCCGGCGATCATTCTGGCGCCCGATCCCCGGCAGACGGTGAGCAATGCCGCCGCCGCCTCGGCCCCGATTACCTTCCTCGGCACGGCCAATACGCCCTATGCGCAGAATCTGGCCTATCATCGTCGCGCCTTTACCCTGGCCATGGTCGATCTGGTGGAGCCCAACAGTGGCCGCTTTGCCCGCCTGAATGACCCGGATGCGGGCCTCAGTATGCGGAGTTGGCAGGATAGTGACATCAATACCGATATGCACCCGGCGCGGGTGGATATTCTCTACGGCTGGAAATGCGTGCGCCCGGCCATGGCGGTGCGCGTGTGGTCGCCCCTCAGCTAAGGAGTCTCGTCGTGGCTGAACTGATTCTCCCCGAATTTCCGCACTGGTTGCACCATCCGACGGAGCCCTCCCGGCTGTTCGAGAGTCAAGAGGAGGTCGATGCGGCGCTCGCTGCCAGCCCGCTGTGGCGCGTGCAGGGCTATACGCCGGAGGAGGCGGCTGCGGCCCAAGCGCAGGGGACGCACCGTGACGAGGCCGACGAGCCGAGCGAGACCCCGCCGCCGCCCGCGTCACGGAGGAAGTAAGCCGTGGTGACCGCACGGACAGTGATTCGCCGCAGTCTGCTGCTGCTGGGGGTCATGGCGTCCAGTGAACCCCTGGTGGCGGAGGAAGCGGCAGACGGCCTGAGTAGTCTCAATGCGCTCGTCGAGTCGTGGAGCCTCGAGCGCTGGATGATGTACCATATTCCACGCCTGGACGTGCCGCTGGTGCCCGGCCAGGCGGCCTATACGTGGGGCCTGCCGGGGGGGCAGATTGCGTCCGTGCGTCCGCTGAAGTTGGACGGGGCCCTGGTGCGGCTGGCCAGTACGCCCGAGCTGGATTGGCCGGTGGCGGTGCTCACGCCGATGGAGTACCAGCGCGGCGTTGGCCTGAAGGACCTGGAGAGTACCTATCCGTTGGCCGTGTCGTATGCGCCGAGCTGGCCGCTCGGCGTCCTGTCCGTGTGGCCGGTCCCGCAGTCCGCCGATACGCTGGGGCTGTTTCCGTGGGTCCCGCTCACCGGGTTTGCCTCCCTCGATACGGTGGTGAATCTGCCGCCGGGGTATGAACGGCTGCTGGTGGCCGGGCTCGCCACCGAACAGGCGCCGATGTACGGCAAAGAGGTGCCGGTCACGATTGCGGCGATGCTCTCAGAGGCCAGAAGCAACGTCAAGCGTCTTAACGCTGTAACACCCGTCCTGGGCTGTGATCCGGCACTCCAGACCCCGGCGTACGGGACCAGCGATCTCGCCGGCTTCACCAGTGGCGGCATGGATACAGGCTGGGGGAGATAGGCGAGAATAATGCAGCATGCAGAATGGATAATTGAGAATGGAACTGCCGTTTGCAGGACCTTCCTACCGGTCGCGCAGTCTGGACGTGAGCCCTGACCGCACGATCAACATGGTCAGTGAGCCCGTCGAGAGCGGCGTGAGTCGCCCGACGCTGGCCCTGTACGGCATTCCGGGCTTGCGCGTGGGCTGGACCCTGCCGCAGGCGCCCATCCGGGGCCTGTACACCGCCACCAATGGCCGCGTCTGGTGTGTTGCAGGCCGTGGGCTGTACGAAATCACGGCGGCGGGCCAGGGCCTCGCCATGGGGGGATTGCAGTCGTCCTCCGGCGTGGTGAGTATGACGGATAACGGCCTCATGCTGGCGCTCGTCGATGGGACGCGCGGGTATGGGCTGACCTTTGCCACCAACCGCTTCAGTGTGTTCACCGATCCAGACTTCCAGGGTGGGGAGACTATCGGCTTTCTCGATGGCCGCTTTGTGGTCAACATCCCCGGCACGGGCCAGTACCAGTGGAGCGAACTCTACAGCCCCGACATTGATGGCCTGGCCTTTGCCACCGCCGAAGCGCGGGCCGATCCGCTGGTGGGCCTGCTGGTGGATCACCGCGAATTGTGGCTGTTTGGCACCCAGACGACGGAGGTGCTGTACTCGACGGGCGATCCGTTCACGCCGTTCCAGCGCTTGCCGGCTGGGCTCCTCGAGCAGGGTAGCGTGGGGCCCCATGTGGCGCGCTCGCTCTCGAATCAGGTGTTCTGGGTCACCAGCAGCCCGCGCGGCGACGGCATTGTGGTCCAGGCGCAGGGCTATCAGCCCCAGCGCATCTCGACGCCCCCGGTCGAGTGGGCGCTCAGTCAGTCGAAGCGGCTGCGGGAGGCGGTGGGGATGACCTACACCCAGGAGGGGCATGCCTACTATGGGCTGTATGTGCCGGACCTGGAGACGAGCTGGTTTTACGACGTAACTTCAAAACAGTGGGCGGAGCGGGGCACGCTGTGGGCCAATAGTCTCCAGATGATCGGCAGTGATCCGGTGTTCTATCCCTGGCGGCCCTATGTGCACACCTTTGGCTTCGGGCAGCATCTGGTGGGAAGTTGGGAGACGGGCACGATTTATGAGCTGGCCGCAGACTGTTACACCGACGCTGAGCGGCCGTTGGTGCGTCAACGCGTCACCCCGGTCCTGCGGCAGGAGCAGGAGTGGCTGCAGGTGCAGCGCTTGCGGGTGCTCCTTGAAACCGGCGTGGGGCGGGACGGCGGCCAGGAGCCAGGAGTGGAGCCGCAGGTCATGTTGCGCGTGAGCCGCACGAACGGCCATACCTGGGAGAATGCCCGCTGGGTGTCGGCAGGCCGGCAAGGTGAGCATGGGCGTACAGCTGAATGGCGCAGGCTGGGGCGGGCGAGGCAATGGTGTTTCGAGGTCACGGTATCTGACCCGGTGCCCGTGGCATTTTTTGGTGCGAGTATTGCGTGAGGAGGAGTCGACGATGCCGACGACCTTAGCCCCGGTGCTCGCCAATGCGCCGTTTGTCGATGCCCGAGGCTATTTGACCCGGGCCGCGACAGGCTGGCTGCAAGAATCGTATCTCCGGCAGGGTGGCCAGGAGGCAGCCAGCAACACCGAGTTGGCCGGGGCGACGCTGAGCAATGCCGGGCATATCAGCCAGGTCGAGAGTGACCTGGGCGACACCAATACGAGCGTCGCCGACCTGGCGGCCGAACTGGACAGCCTGCAAACGGCCTTCCTGCAACTGGCCAGTGACGTCGAAGCCCTCACGGAGCGTGTGACCACGCTGGAAGGCGAGGTGACGGCGCTCGAGGGCCGGGTGGACACGCTGGAGACCACCGTTGCGGCGCACGAAACCCGGCTGGACGCGCTCGAGGCGTGGCGGACAGCGGTGGTGGCTGGACTGCCAGCGGTGGTGAGTGTGACGAACGTCCCGGCCTTAGCCAACGATCCTGCGACGGCAACGTTATTGGAAAATGATTTGACGGCCAACTGGCGCAGTCCACTGAATACGAATGATTCCGGGCTGGCCAGCGCGGTGAACGCGGTCAGAAATGCCCTGGCAGCCTAACCATGCAGCTCTGGACGCTGGTGGAGCCGCTGGTGGCGTGGCGCCACCCAGACCGTGTGTGGCGGCTGTTTGCGGTGGCCTGTATGGTGCAGGCCGAACTGATCCGGCGCCATCCGGGTTATCAGCCGGCCTCGGTGCACACGGTGCCGCTGGCTGTGGTGGACGAAGTCAAGGAGATGCTCCATGTCCTCCTGCGACCTGCCCGTGCTCCCAGGTTCCCAGACCATGGCCCCGGTCCACCGTCGGGCGCACATCCTGGCCTTTGAAGCGGCACTGGCGCAGCATCCGGAGGCGGTACACGGGGATAGTCCCCAGTTTCCGCTGACGCATTACTTTGCGCCCGGCGTGTATCTCCGGGCCATCGCCATCCCGGCGGGCTCGCTCGTGGTGGGGAAAATTCACAAGGAGGAGCATCTCATTGTGCTCCTGCAAGGGGCGCTCCGCCTGTATACCGAGGCCGGCGGGCTGCAGGAGGTGCACGCCCCGCAGGTGCTGCGGTCGCCGCCAGGGGCGAAACGGGCGGCGCTGGCCCTGGCCGATACCGTGTGGATCACCTGTCATGCCAACCCGACCGATACGCAGGACCTGGACCAGTTAGAAACGCAGATTATTGCCCCCTCCTTTGCGGAATACGAGGCCTATCGGGCGGCGCTGGAGGCGGGAAGCGAGCCGGGAACAGAAGGAGACGACGCATGTCATTTATTGCGGCCGGCGTGGCCGGGGCGGTCGCCATTGGCGGCGCAGCCCTGAGTGCCTCCATGCAGGCCAAAGCTTCCAAGGAGGCGGCGCAGACGCAAGCCGCCTCTGCCGATCAAGCCACCCAACTGCAACGCGAGATGTGGGAGCAGCAGCGGGAGGACCTGGGCCCGTGGCGGGAAGCCGGGCAGTGGGCCTTGCCACGCTTGCAGGAGATGATCGAGCAGGGCCCGGGGCGGGGCTTCCGGGCGCCCCGCGGCCTCGATCCGCGCCAGTACCAGTTCAACGCGGCGCGCTTCCAGTTTACCCCGCCGACGCCGGAGAGCCTCGCCAATGATCCGGGCTATCAGTTCCGTTTGCGCACGGGCCAGCAGGCTCTGGAGTCGAGTGCCGCGGCGCGGGGCGGGCTCTTGAGTGGCGGCGCGGCGCGGCGGCTGACCGAGTTTGGCCAGGAGCTGGGCTCGCAGGAGTATCAACAGGCCTACGGCCGCGCCTTGCAACAGAACCAGCTCGGCTATGGACGCGCCCTCGCCGGCAACGAACTGCGCTATAGCCGGGATCTGGCCGCCAATCAGGATCGGTACAACCGGGCGTTGACCCAGTGGCAGGCCGGGCAGGGCCTCAACCAGGCGCAGTATAACCGGCTGGCCGGGCTCTCGGGGGTCGGGCAACAGACCGGGCAGGCGTTGGGGCAGCTCGGCTCGCAGTACGCCCAGAACGCCGGCAACCTGGCGCTGCAACGCGGCAATGTGCTGGCGGCTGGGCAGGTAGGCGCCTCGAATGCGTGGGGCAGTGCGATCAATCAGGGGGTCAACACCATCGGCGGGCTTGCCGGCATGTATCAGCAACGGTTCGCGCCGCCTCCGCCGGCCCAGGTGGGGTATAACCCCAACAGCGCTCCCTACGACCCCTGGGAATTCATGGGCGAATAGCCGAGGAGCACCGTATGCCACTCGATCCACGTCTCGCGCTGATGGCCGGCCAGGGCGTGACCCCGATTGACCCGTTGGCCTTTCAGCGGGGCCAGCAGGCGGCCTTACAGCTCCAGTCCGCCCAGCGCCAGGGCCAGGTGGAACAGATGCAACTGGCCGAGGCGCAGCGCGAGGAACGTGAACGCGGCACCCTGGCGCAAGCCTTCCGGGGGGCGCTGGTGACGGACCCGGCCACCGGGGAGACCCGGGTGGATATGCCGCGGGCGTTTTCCGAGGCGTATCGCACCACGAGTGACCCGCTCACCGTGTTCAAGGCGCAGCAAGCCTACGAGAAGCAGCAGGCCGGCAGTGCCAAAGACACGCTGGAAGCCCGCAAAGTGCAGCTTGAAACGGCGCAGAAGCGCAACGACTATGTGTCGCAGCTCGCCAATGGGCTGCTGGCGGTCGAAGAGCAAGGCGGCGACGTGCAGACGGCGTATCAGCAGACGATGCGGCAAGCGGCCCAGGATCTGGGGGTGCCGCAGATTCCGGGCATGCCGCCGACGTATGACCGCAGTGTCGTGCTCCAGCTGGCGGCGCAGGGGCAAACGTATAACGAGGGCATCAAGAATCAACTGGATCGGACCAACCAGCAACTGCGGGAGTATGAAATCGCCAACACGACGCAGCGCACCGCGTTGGAAAGACGGCGCCTGGATCTCCAGGAGCGGAAAGACCTGCGGGAGGCGGCCAAGCCTGACGTGTCTCCCGGGCAGAAACTCCAGGATGCCCTGTTAGCCCGGTATGGCTCACGACCAGCGGGGCAGGGCTATACGCAGGCAGAGATGAGCCAGGCGGCGGCGGACGTGGTGGCCAATGAACGCGCGGTCTCCGGGGCGCAGGGAGCCGAGGCAGCCCGCATTGCCCGCACGGACAAGCCGTTAGAGGGCGAGGCCGCCAAAGCGGTGGCGGAACTCGATACGTTGCAAAAGATGACCGATGACGTGACCGATCTCTTCCAGCCGGGCTATACCGGCCAATGGGAAGGGCGGTGGGGGGCGGTCAAGCAGTGGGCCGGCAATGCGTCAAGGCGCGAGGTGGTGTTTCGGCGCATTGTGCAGGACATGAAAGATCAACTGTTGCGGGCCAGGTCGGGCGCCGCGATTACCCAGCAAGAGTATGAACGACTCAGTCAGATTGTCCCCAACGTGACGGATGCGGACGAGACATTTCAGGCGAAGCTGCTGGGGTTTCGGCGGGCGCTGGACCAGACGAAACAGTCACGCCTGGAAGCGGCCACGACGGGGCGTGGGCCACTCAGGGAGCAGCAACCAGGCGTCACGCCGTTGCCGGGCAGCGGCGGCGCCAGCGGGGCGGGGAGTCCGCCGCTCCCGACCACGAAACAGGACGCCTTGCGGGAAATTGCCGACATTGAACGCCAACTGCAAGGGCAATAATCCATGGCCGATGTGTACGCCCAGCTCGACCCTACGCTGGGGGAGAAAGCCCGGCAGTTCGAACGGCTTGCGGCCCAGGAAGGCATTCCGGTACGCATCACCACGGGGTACCGTTCGCCCGAGGAGCAGGCACGGCTCTATGCCCAGGGGCGGAGTGCGCCGGGCAAGATCGTGACCTATGCCAAACCAGGGGCCTCGCGGCATCAGCTCGGCACAGCGCTTGACCTGGTGCCCTTGAAAGACGGCCAGCCCGATTGGAACAGCCCGCATTGGGAGCGGCTGGGCGCACTCGGGGAATCTCTGGGGTTGCGCTGGGGGGGCCGTTTTACACGCTTGAAAGACCGGCCACATTTTGAGTTGGCTTCCACAGCGGAGAATCGACCAGTGCCCGGCGCTGGAGGGAACCAGCGGGCCTTAATAACTCGGCTGATTCAACTCCATGCCGTGGCTGAGGGCGTGGATCCCGATCTGGCGGTGGCGGTGGCCACGCAGGAATCGAGCCTGGATCCCGGCAAGGTGGGCGACAACGGCAAGAGTCTGGGACTGTTTCAACTCCAGGAAGCGGCCGCGATCGATGCCGGGATTGATCCGCGCCGCCGTGGCAACATTCGCGAGAATGTGCGCGGCGGGGTGCGCTATCTCAAACAAGGGCTGGAGCGTTTTGGGGGGAATACCAGAGCGGCACTTGAGCAGCACTACAACCGGGGGGGTGATCCCGACTATTACGCGCATGTGATGCAGTATTATCCCGGAAGCCAGCCTGCTCCTGCCTCGCGTCCTGGCTCTCGTCCTGGGCTGCTGTCGCGGGTGATCGGAGCGGTCAGCCCGGCAAGCGCAGAAGCGGCTTCTCCCCCTGCGCCCTCTGGATCGGAAAGGCGAGGAGAGCTTATGCCCGCATCCCCTGTGAGTGCACCGGATCGGCAGGCCCTTGAACAGCGGTTGCAGCACCTCAAATCCTTACTTCCCAGTCTGCCTGATGCGCCGAGTGCCACACCAGCACCTCCCCCCAGTGCCCCGCCAGCGGCGGCCGCGGCACCCGTGGCGGGCCCGCCGACCGCCGCGACCCAGATGCAGATGCTGGAGCAGCAGGAACAGGGCCGCCTCGCCGCCGAACGGACGGTGGGCAGTCCCACCCGGCCGGCGCCGACCCTGGCCGAACTGGGTCGGGGCGCGGCGGCGACCGGGATCAGTGCCACGGGCGCGATGCTGGGCACCGCGGCGGGCACGCTCGCCGCGCCCTTTTTCGGCCCGGCGGCGCCGGCTATCCCGCTGGTGGGCGAGATGGCCGGGAGTTATCTGGCGCGTCAGGCCAATGTGGCGTTGGGACTCGAAGACCCAGGAACGCTTGGGGATGTGCTCAGTGTCGCCACGCCGGGCATCTTTGGTCTGCGGGGCGTGGTACGCGGCTTGCGGCAAGCGCCTGGTCCCAATATTCCCATGGTCCCCCGTGGGCGGGAGCAGATGGCCGCTGAAGCGCAAGCCGCGGGGGTGCCGCTGAGCTATGGCGAAATGACCAATCAACCGCTCGTCAAACGCGCGGAGACCGCCTTAGAACAGGTGCCCTTCGTGGGGACGTCTGGCGCACGACGCCGGCAACAAGAGGCGGTGACGCAGGCGGCGACTGCCGAAGCAACGTGGTTGCGGGAGCAAATGGTCCAGACCCCTTGGCGCGGGCTGGCGGAGGTGCAGCAGGCCGCGCAGCAAGGGAACCGCCAGGCGCAACAGGTCCTTGATGACCTCAACCGTGCGGGGGAGGATTGGCCCCGCATCGTGCAGGCCAGTGGCAATTTGCGGGCCTACCGTGCCAGACAAGTCGCCAATCGGCTCTATAACCGGGTAGAGCAACTGACCCAGGGGATGGGGTATATCGAGCCCGCACGCAGTACCCAGGTGCTTGATACGGTGATTCAGGAACTCGATACCGCCGTGGTGCCTGACCCTGGCACCCAGCGCCTGTTTGAGCAGATGCGGGAACGCCTCCTGGCGCAACCACGGACGTATCAACAGATGCGCCAATTTGATAGTGACGTGGGGGATATGGTCCGCGATTATTATCAGGGCACAAATGCCGTGGTGGGCGCCAAAGGCGTGGGCAGTGTGACCCGGCTGCGGGCGGCGATCCGGGAAGACATGGATACGTTTGCCCTCCAGAGTGGTGTACCAGAAGTGCAAGAAGCGGTACGGCGGGCCAATCGGTTTTACCAGCGGACGGTGATCCCGTATGAAGATAAGGCCTTAGCGCAGGCTCTCGCCAGCGAGACCCCCGATGAAATTTATCGCGCCTTTATCCAACGGGGACACCGCGACCGGGCGCAGAACTTTTACACGGCCCTCGATCAGCGGGGCCGGGCCGCGGTGCAGTATGGCATGGTCAGTGAGGCCATGGAGAAGGCCATGCAGCCCACGACCGGGCTGTTCAGTCCGGCCAAGTTTGCCGGGGAACTGGAACGCATTCGCGAGGCACGCGGCGTGTTCTTTCGGGGCCAGGACGCCTGGCAACTCGACGGCTTGACCCGCGTGATGCGGGCTGCAGAACGGGCCGGACAATTTGCGGAGAATCCCCCGACGGGACAGCGCGTCATTCCGTGGCTCATTCTGGGCGGCGCGGGCGCCGGGGCGGCCATGGCGCCCGGCGCGCTGGCAGGCACAGCGGCGGCCACGCGAGGGCTGTCCTGGCTTCTCACCTCGCCAGCAGGCAGCCGCTTACTGCTCCGTGCGCATCGCGTTGGGCAGGAGACGCTGGCGATGCAGAATATTCTCCGGGAGATTGGCGTGCAGGGTGCCCGGGTGCTGGCGACCGAAGGCGGGGAAGGCGTGCAGGAGGGCACTCAGGTACAGGTGGAACCGGGCCGAGTCACGCGTTAAGGGACATAGCCTGCAGCGCGTTGCCGAGCCAACTCCTTTTCCATAATACGGAGCCGAGTGGGGCCATACTTCTGGAGCATGCTCGTCCGCACCATGCGGGCGATCTTTTCAGGGTCTGGAGGCGGCGGCGGCGAGAGGCGTTGGGACGTGCTCTCCCAGATGCCATAGAGGGCAGCGCTGAGGAGAGCGATGCAGAGAAACGACAGATCAATACACATGAGGCGACTCCTTCTAGCGCCGGTGCAGGTCGCGCACCATGGCGGCGATGTGTTCGGCGATCTGGGTAATGCGTTCCGCACTGGCTTCGATGCGTTCCAGGCTGGCGTGTTGTTCCCGCAAGCCCCGGTTCATATAGCGCACCATCAGGAAAAAGTAGACGAACGTGAGCAGCAGACTCAGGATGGTCAACCCGAGATTGGCGGCCATCACGTGGAGCAAGAGTTGGAGAATCTGGGTATCCATCCTGGCCTCCTTAGCGCCGTGGCACCAGATAGCCCGCGTCGTACGGCGACGTGGGCAGCGGCGTGTACGGCGTGAGCGGCTGGTGCGTGCCGTACTGGCCGGTATACGGGTTGACGTTGCCCCTGGTACTCCAGTTGTTGGAGGGGTTGCCATCGGGGTATGTCCGATAATGCGGCTGCACATACGTGCCATCCCGACGGGTGTAGCCGTTGACGTGCACCTGAGCAGCGACAGTGCTGGCCAGGGCAGTGAGGACGACGAGCGAGAGGACGAGACGACGGATCATGTTACGACTCCTTGGCGATCGCCTGCGATTGCACCCGGGTCCATTCCATGGTCAGGAGGCGTTGCAGAATCGCGTATTGTTTTTCGCCGGTCGTGGCTGCGATCAGTCGCAAGAGCCGTAAGGCGTCCGGCTTGATTTTCATATTGACGAGCTTGGCATCCATATCAACCTCCTCAGAGGGTATTTTACCCTATAGCAGTATACATCGGCAAGTCTGAGGAAACCTTGAGGACTTTTTTCTATGCCTGCATCAGGAACACTCGGAATTTACCCACGTTTTAGGGCAGACGACCGTGATGGAAACCCGCTTGAAGGTGGTAAGTTATACTCATTTTTATCTGGTACTTCTACTCCTTTAGCACTATATCATGACGCCCAGCTCACCAGCGAGTGGGAGAATCCTTTAGTGCTCGACTCCTCTGGGGAGGCCACCTATTTTTACGGTCCTGCTACGTATCGCCTCGCCCTCCATGACGCCGCCGACGTGCCGCTGTGGGTGATTGACCCGGTGACCGGCACCGGGGGCGGCAGTGCCGGCGCCAGTGCCGGCGTCGGCTGGGGCCAGAACACGGTGGAGCTGCGTCCGGCCAACGGCGCCGCACAGGCTGCCGCGAGTGTGTTTCCCCCCGACGTGCTGGCCATTGGCCTCACCCTGTGGATTAGCGAGACGTTTGGCGTCAGTCGCGGGCTCCAACAGGTCGGGATTGGCACCGCGCTCCAGCCCGACCAGTGGGGCGTTCTGCCCACCCTCACGGCGGCGACCGACACCACCGCGGGCGCCTTTCAGGCGTACAGCGGCCAGCCTCAGCCCACGCCCGGCCTGGTGACGCTCACCGCCTATGGGGGGCTGTTTGACGGGGCCGGGGCGGTCTATCTCACCGGGCATTTTTTGACCCTCACCCCGAGTCAGCAGCTCGGCAGTAGTTATGTGCCGCCGGCGGGCGGCGTGGTGCAGCCCCTGCCCCCGGCGACGGTGGACAGTCCCGGCCTGGTCGAACTGGCCACCGTGCCCGAACACCTGGACGGGCTGCGCGGCGATGTGGTCTGTACCCCGGAGGGGTTGCAGGCCAGGTGGGACACCCTGCCAGTCATCTCGCCCGCCAGTGAACTCACCGTCGGGATCACGCGCTATGGCACCGACGCCGAGACCGTGACCGGCACGCTGCGCACCGTCGCCACCCATCCGGCCGGGGTGAAAACCGCCATCAATGACGCCATCAGCGCCTCGGGCGCCACCACCACCACCGGGCTCTGGCGCTTTGAAACCGCCGTAAGCGGCGCGCCGGCCAGCGGCGATGTGGCGCTCAACCAGACGGATTACGCGCTGGCCACCGAGGTCAGGATCCACAAGACCTCCTCCGGCGGCACCGACACCAGCGCCGTCCTGGCCGGCCTCTTGCCGGGCGATGGCATCTATATTCAGGACCGGAACGACTCGACCCGCCGGGCCAGGTATAGCGTCACTGCGGCCGGCGTGGACCAGGGCACCTGGGTGAGCTTTGCGGTGTCCAACGTGGCGGTAGGCACCGTGGCCCTGGGCAATAACCAGGAAGTCACCGTCACCTTCACCATCGCCACCAGCCTGCCCCCGGCCACGGAGACGCAGGCGGGGATCACGCGCTACGCCACCGCGGCGGAAACCACCGCCGGCAGTGTCGCCACGGCGGCGGTGACGCCGGCGGGGCTGGCGGCGCGGGTGCCGGCCGGCACGGCGCTCAGTGTGGCGCGCTATGCCGCCGGGGGCACGACCCTGGAAGCCAGCCCCACCGTGGTCATTGACGCTAGCGGCCGCCTCGGGGTCGGGACCGCCGCGCCGACCAGCGGCCTGCACCTCCAGGGCGAGACGAACCCGGCCTACATTGCGACGATCACCGCCTACACGGCGACGGCCAACGCGCCGATTCTCGCGATGCAACATGCCGGGGGCACGCCGGGCAGTCCCGCCGTGGTGGCCAGCGGCGCCCGCAGTCTCAATGTCTCCGGGAGCGTCTGGGCCCGGGATGCGGGCGATACCACGCACACCTTTGTTGGGGCCGCGCAGGTGCTCTCAGGGGTTGAGAGCGTCGATGCGCAGGGGCGCATTGGCGCCCATCTGGCCTTCTACACCGCGCCCGGCGGCTCCGCCGCGATCACCGAAAAGTTGCGCTTGACCCAGGCGGGCAACCTGCACGTCGGCGCCAGTGCCGGCACCAATGCGAGTCGCGTCCTGGCCCTGGGCAGTGGGACGGACCCGACGGCCGCCCATCCCGCCGATGCGGTGCAGCTGTGGGTGCGCGATCGCGCCGCGATCGCCGGCAAGGGCAGCCTGCTGCTGCGGGCCGAGGACGGGACCCCGCACCTGCTGGGCGATCTCACCGGCCATGGGACCCTGCTGGAGGCGACGCTGGGCAGTGGGGCCAGCTATCAGGCGCTGAACGTCAAGGGCTCGACGCTCTACGTCGGCCAATCCAGTGTGCAGGAGCGCGCCGTCGCGGGGGTGACTGCGAGTTTCGTGAGTAGTACGGATGCGACCCGCACCGGGCGCCTCACCGTGAGCGCCTACGATGCCACGGCGGCCCGCGAAGGGCTGCGCGTGGAGGCGGACGGCAGCGCGGCGCGGATCGGGTTTCTGGGGGCGCTCGCCGTGGCGCGGCAGACGGTGCCGGCGGCGGCGAGCGACGCCACCACGACGCAGGCGCTGGCCAATAGCCTGCGCACGGCCCTGGTGAATTTGGGATTGTGTGTCTAACGTGACGTCCTCAATGCGGTGTGCGTCACCGGGCACACGACCGTGCTGTAGACCTTGAAACAGGAGGAGGCCCGCCCGATGCCCAGTTTTCCGGCGCTGAGCGATCTGACTGCCACCACGCAGGCGCAGTGGGGCGCCTATAGCACCGGCTACCTGTGCGGAGCGCAGACCGGCGTGGTCAGTGCGAGTAGCGGAACCACCGTCACCGTCAGCCCCGGGGCGGCCTTTGCGCCGGCGCCCGACAGCCCGACGCGCCTGGTGGGGTTTGGCGAGGAGGTGCCGCGGGCCCTGACCACGCCGGGCGAGGGCACGTCCTGGCTGGCCGGACGGGTGAGCCCGGCCTGCGCCCTGGCGGGCTGGACCGGCGTGCCGGGGACGCACTACGCCTGGCTCACGCACCTGGCCCGCCCCGCCGTGCCCCCCGGGGGGGTGCTGCTGGCGCAGGTGACCGTGAGTGGCGGGGCCGTGACCACGGTGGTCGATTATGCCTGCCGGCGGCTCACCGGCCAGGAGGTCCTCAGTGCGCCCCGCACGGTGCACAGCAGTGCCCTGTGGGTGGTCGAGCCGGGGGCGCGGCTGCAGGTGGGCAGCGGCGTGACCTTCCTGTTTGGCGGCCAGCTGGTGGCGGGCCGCTATGCGATTTTTGACCAGAGCAGTGGCGGCACCTTCAGCTTTGCGCGCGGCGCGGTGGTCTTCCCGGAATGGTGGGGGGCGGTCACCGATGACCCCACGGTCGATAGTGCGCCGGCGCTGCAGTCCGCCCTCAGTCTGCGCGATGACATGGTGGTCGATTGTGCCCAGGGGGTCTATACGCTGGCCTCGCAGGTGACCGTGCCGCACCTCCAGGGCTGGATCCTCCAGGGCCAGGGCAAGATGGTGACCACCTTCCGCAGGGCCCCGGGCTACGTGGGCCCGCTGCTCAGCATTGGCTCGATCATGCCGCTGATCACCACCGGCGATGTGCAGATCAAAGACCTGGGGTTCGATGGGATCGACAAAGCGGTGGGGGTGATCGGCATCGAGGCCACCCAGATGACGCGCTCCAAATACTCGCGGCTGCATTTTACGCAATGCGACGTGGGACTCAAAGAGCATTTCACCGTGACGCAGCTCTATGAACTCCTGACCTTTCAGGAAAACCGCATCGGCTACCTGCTGATCAACCAGGACCAGGGCGCGACCATGCACACCTGGATCGGCGGGCGCTTTAGCGCCAACCTGCTGTGTGGCCACAGCATTGACGGCACCGCCGGGACGGGGCTGATTCGCCGCCTGACGTTTTATGGCACGGTGTTCGAGGCCAATGACGCGCTGGTGCCGGCGGGGGATAATGTCGGCCTGTCGATCAAGCGGGCGTTTGCCATCCAGTGTATCAACTGCTGGTTCGAGGGCAACGCCACGCACGTGTATTTGAATAATGCCGGGGCCGAGGCCTCCAACCCCATGCGCTATATCGAGTTTCGGCACTGCCAGTTCTCGCCGCGCAATATCAACGCGGTGAGCCCGAATAGCTTCCTGTGGGAGGAGGGGATTTCCGGCGATGGGCAGGGCTCCCTCCTCGAAAACTGCTTCATGCGCGATGGGGTCTATCAGTTCAATCAGAATATCGTGGTGCCCGTCATCGGCTCGACGCTCAACCCCGTGGCCAGCCTGGCGGGGAATTTCGTCAAAGATGACTTCTTGAACCGGACACGCACCCGCACGCGCGATCCCGCCGCGACTGGCCCGTGGGTGCCCGAGCTGGTGCGGCGCGAGTTTGGGCCGTATAACGTGGATTTTACGCAGCGCTACGTCAGTATTACGACCACCAGTGATGTGAACCTGGCGATCGACCTGTTTGACCTGGAGGTCTTCCTCCCCAACGACGGCACCCTGGCCATCTGGGTCTATATGGTCGGCACGCAGGCGGATGCGACCCAGTATGCAACCTATTCGTATGTGGGGATCTTCCAGATGCTGGGGGGGGTGGTGGCGGATCCCTTTTTCGAGGCGGAGCTGCATCCCCCGATCGAAACCGCCGGCGCCACGGCCTGGAACGCCGGCTTTATCCTCGATGCCGGGGTGGTCAAAGTGGTGGTGAAGGGCGCCCCGGCGCCGACGGAGGTCTACTGGGCGGGGTATCTGCGCGCCACGCGCACGCTGTTTACGCCCACGGCGCCCCTGGAGGCGCCGTGGGAAACGGTCGGGGAGTGGCGCCTGCACGACGTCTGAAGGAGGGCTCCCAGTGGCGTTGCCCGCCCCGGAGCATGCACGTGGCTGGCTCGGCATCCTGCTCTACGTCGTCGAGCGCGGCGGGCCAATTACCCTCTTGTTCACACTGCTGTTTGCCGGGATGGGCATCTGGGGCCTGACCCGCGAGGTGCAGCGCGTGCACCGCGTCAATACCATCCTGTGGACGCAGCTCCTCGAGGCCCAGCAGGCGCACCTCGAGCTGGCCGCCCGCTGTAAACCGCTGGACGCGAGATAAGGAGAAGAATGCACAATGCAGAATGGAAAATTGAGAATTATAAGAGCCTTCTTCCGCCATTCTCCATTCTCCATTGTCCATTCTCCATTCTTCTGCCTCCTGCTTCTCCTGCCGCGCCTGCTGCTGGCCGCTCCCTGTACCCACTACGCGGCTCCTGGTGGGACAGGCAGCGGAACATCCGTGACCCAGCCCTTCACCATCAGCGCCTTCTGGGCCGTGGCCCAGCCCGGCAGTGTGCTGTGTCTGGTCGATGGCGTGTACACCGGCAGTGCCAATATGCTCGATGCCCCGGCCACGCTGGCCGGCACGGCCGCGCAGCCCATCACCATCCGGGCGCTCACCGACGGGCTGGTGACCATCGATGGTGAAGATCAGCGCCGGCCCGCCGACCTCGAAGGCGCCTACGGTGTGCTGGAGGGCATCAACGTCACGCGCGGCGACAACAGCAACCTGGCCCTGCGGGGCTCGGACTGGATCGTGCGCCGGGTCGTCTCCTGGGATGTGGGGCACGACGGGGATACCAATATTCGCGTCGAAGGGCACCGCAACCTGCTGGAAGACTGTGCCGCCTTTGGTCCCGCGCGCAAGCAGATCGCCGCCGGGGCGGGGGGCGCCGGACGGCGCTTCAACACCATCCGCCGCTGCTGGACGCGCTGGGAGGCCAATCTGCATCAGACCAGCAACCCGACGGTGTCGCTGGAAATCGGCTACGGGCAAGACACCGTCTGGGCGGAAAATATGCTGAGCACGTGGGACACGTTGGGACGCATTACCGAGCCGGAAGGCGTGCTGGAACTGTTTGCAACGCAGGACTCGACGCTGCTGGCGTCCATCTTCTATGTGCCCCCAGGAGCCACCTATCACCCCGCCGCGGTGGTGTTTGCCACCAGTGACGCGGGCAGCCACTGGCAGCAAGGCGACTACCACCCCACCAGTGGCGTCCGGATCGCCCAGCTCGTCATCTGGCTCCCCCCCGAGCTGGCCGCCAAAGACAGCGCCCGCTTCAGCGTGGCGACGAGTGGCCCCGCCGGCGGGCCGAACTGGGTCACGGACCTGACCGCGATCGGCGGCACGCCGCCCACCTTCACGAGCAATTGGACCCCGAGCGCCATCCGGCACGGCGCCACGCTGGCCGCGGCGACCGGCGGGGGGGTGCTGTGGGAGCAGTACGCCGGCCTGTGCCGGCAGGTGGTGGCCGGGCAGCTCACCAGCACGCCGCTCTGGCCCTGGCCGATGAACGCCCGCATCGTGGCGGCCATGCAGCAGGCCGGGGTGCCCCCGGTCGATGTGACCGCCCAGATGGAAGCCCTTCTGGGCCCCATCCCGCCGGCGTGTCGCCCCGGCACCCCGCCGCAGCCCTCGCCGGCCGTGGTGCTCGAATACGCGCTCGATGGCGGGCAGACGTGGCAGCCCGCGGCGACCCTGCCGGCGGTGCCGCCAGCGCTCTGTCTGCGGCTCACCGAGGGCCCCTGGACCAGTACGCGGCTGTGTCTGGAGCAGCCGCCCACCGCGAGGAATAATGAATAATGGACAATGGAAAATGGAGAATGAAGACTCCGAATAAACTCCATAATTCTCCATTATCCATTATACATTTTCAATTATTGTCTCCATTCACGCCGGAGGCGTGCGCGTGAGCCGAGAGCGCTATGCTCGTTTGCGCGAGGAGGGGCGGTGTGTCGCCTGTCGGGTGCCGCTGGACGAGGCGCGTTATACCCGCTGCGCGGCCTGCCGGGCCCTGGCCCTGGCGGCGGTTCGGCGCTACAAGGCCCGGGCCCAGGCGGCGGGGCTGTGCCCGCAGTGTGGCGCGCAGCCCTCCTGGCGGGGGCAGGGCTGGTGCGCGCCCTGCCGGAGAAAGTACGCGGCGCAGCGGGCGGCGCGGACCCAGAGGAGGGGAGGACGAGGCGATGACGCGGAGTGATCTCACCGGACAGACCTTTGGCAAGCTGACCGTGGTGCGCGAAGTCGACCGCGATCGCCACGGGAATCGCCGGTACCTGGTGCAGTGCGCCTGCGGCAGTGCCCCCAAAGTGGTCCAGATGGGGGCGCTCAAGCAGGGGCGGCAAAGTTCGTGTGGGTGCCTGCAGCAGGCCCACCGGGCGCAGCTCAAGCGCAGTTTTACGTGGTTTAAGCCCAGGCGGAAAGCCGCGTCATGACCCCAACGGAGCGCTTTTACCAGCATCGGTTGCATGAAGAGTTGGTGTGGCTGCGGCTGCATGTGCGCTATGATCTCACCGAGGAGGATGCGCTGGAGTATCTGCGCAGTCAGTGCGGATTTGCGAATGGGGCGTGCCGCTACGCGGCCTCGGACTACTGCCGGCTCGATTGTCCCTTTCGCCCGGAGGTTCTGTCGTGAGCCGCTTTCTGTGTCCCGGCTGTGAGACCAGTCTCGACCCACGCACCGCCTGTCCCGGGCACCTGGACGTGCGGGTGCAGCCGGACGACCTGCTGGTGTGTACGCTGTGCTGTCCGCACTGCCGGGCGGAGGCGCGGATCGATGACCCGGGCGGGCGGGTCGTGTGGGATACGCACGGCTGGCGCGGGCTAGGCTCGGAGCACCGCGCGCGGAGACATACCTAACAACAAACGGAGGCGACAATGCCACAATCCGTCACCATGACGTATGAAGAAAAAGTGTTAGTCCAGGTCCAGCCAAAGACCGAGGCCGGCAACCCTGCCCCCGTCGATGGCGCTGCCGTCTTTACCGTCACCTCGGGCACCTGCACGATTGCGCCCGTAGACGACCTCAGCGCTTACGTCGTCTCTGGCAGTGCGCCGGGCGATTCGTTGATCACCATGCACTGTGACGCGGATCTGGGTGCCGGCGTGGTGCCGGTGGACGATACGCTGACCGTGACGGTGGTGAGCCCCACGGCGGCCTCGCTCGAGGTGACGGTGGGGGAACCAGAACTGAAATAACCCGCACGCTCGCCCCCCGCGCCTGGTGATACGCGGGTCCGTACCGCTGGCGCGTGGCATGACGGCGCCGGCGGTGGGCGGGCTCAGGCGAAGAATGGAGAATGGAGAATGGAAAATGGAGAATTATAAGAGCTTTTTCCCCTCATTTTCCATTGTCCATTCTGCATGCTCCATTCGCTCCGCGAGCGCCAGCGCCGCGCGGCACAGGGCCTCGGGCCAGGTGGCGCCCCAGCCGTCCACCTCCAGGCGTCCACACTGCACGATGCACTCAATGCCGAGCACCGCGTCATAGTCCACCTGGATCCTGAGAATGGGCATGCCGCGGGTCTCCACCCACTGCCACACCCGCGCCGTGGCGGCCGGGTCGGTGGTGTAGGCGGGCAGGCGCCAGACATGCGCCCCCTCTGCCGTATGATACCCTTCGTGCGCGTAGGGGCACCGCTCAGAACACCGTCCCCAGGTCCACCCAAACAGCCGCTGGGCGATCTGGCCCTCGAGCGTCTCGGAGATGTGCATGCTTATCCCTCGTCCTCCCTCCACTCGCTGTGCCACGCCTGGCAAAACCCACAGAAGCGCTCGGCAATGTCCGTAGGATGCCCCGAGCCGAGGCCACAACAGAGACACTGGATCGCTTCCGTCCCCCCACGCCGTCCCAGCGCATAGGTGCTGCACCCGGCCTGCACCAGCGCCGCCCGCCGGCGCTGGGCCTGGCGCTTGAGCAGGGCGACCTCGCGGATCTCACCTGGGGTCACGTACACTCGCTCGCTCATTCTGCATTCTCCAGGCTGCATGCTCCCTTGTTCTCCCCCTCCTCCCCCGCGTGCGGCGGCGCCGCCGGGCGTGTCGTGCTGCGGTCGTCCAGCAGGGTCAGCAGCAGGCCGAGGTCCTGCGCCAGATACGGTTCGCCGTCCACGTCCGCGCTCCACGCCTCCAGCACGACCAGCACGTGCGCCAGCCGGGGCAGCAGGGCCTGCGAGGCGGTCAGGGCCCTACAGGGCACACAGACACAGGCAGGACCATGCGCGTGCAGGCAGCGCGCGAGGGCGATCAGGGCGTCATCGAGCACGTCAAGACGGCTCATCACTCGTCCTCCCCCGCGGCCGGCGGTGGGCGTCGCGTCGTCCTCGTCGACCGGTTCATCACGAAACGGACAATCGAAATCGCAGTACTCGCTGCCAGCGTGCAGACAGTCGCCGTCATCCGTCTGCCCGCACTCCTGCAGCAGATGGTCGAGCGCGTCCCGTTCCGTGATGTCCTCCTCATAATTGTCTTGCATCCACTGCCACTCCTCGCGGATGCGATGCTGCAGAAAGCGGTCGTACGCCTCGCTCATCCCCCGTCCTCCCTCGCGGCCGGCGGCGCGGCTCCGGGGCGTCCCCAGCACGCCTCGAACGCGGCGATCTCTTCCGGCGTGACCGCGGTGCGACCCTGGCAGAGCAGACAGAGAATCTGCTGCACCGTACAGCGGCGGCCCTGCGGCGTCAGGCGTTGCACGCGCGTGACCATGAACCCCTCGCCCTGGCATCCAGGGCAGGTCCTCGCGGTCGTCTCCTCACTCATGCTCCATTCTCCATTCTCCATTCTCCATTCTGCATTGCTCCGCCAGGAGCTGCCGAGGCTGCCGGCGGGGCTTTTCCACAGCAAAGCCTGGAGTTGTGTCAACGGTATCACGCGGCGGCACCCCCCTCCACATATCACAGGCATGGTGCACCTTGACGTCCTCCGCCAGCTAAAGCAGGCGGATTCCTGAAAGCGTCGCACGTCCGCGACGGAGGTGAATGTGTGCACTATTGATATCGCGCTGATGCACGGCACCACAGGCGCTACACGTCCACACTCTTACGCCCAGTTGCCTCAGTCCACTCGGGCCGGTGATCGCGTCACAAGCCGAGCAAGTACAACTGGACCGGAACTCGTTGACCTCCACGTACTGCCCTCCAAGCCTGATGGCTTTGTATGCAAGAAGGGTACGGGTGCTGCCCCAGGCAGCGTCATAGGTCGACTTCGCAAACCGAGTTTTGGCAAGCCTGGGACTGGAGACGTTGCCGACGGCAATCAGGCGGGACACCCTGGCAATGGCGGTCGTGACCTTGTGCGTCCAGTCCTTGCGCACGTTGGCCATCTTGGCCTGGAGGGCTTTGACGCGTCGCTTCTTCCTGGCACGTTGGGCTTGAGCCAATGGCGCGGCATAGTGCCGCGTGATATTGGCGCGGCTGAGGGGCTCGGGGAGATGCGTACAGGCAATCTGGTCTTTCAACCCAAGGTCAATGCCGACTTCGGCAGGAGCGGGAGGGCCATGCAGCTCGGGCACGTCACACTGCAAACTGACGTACCATCTGCCGCGACTATCCTGCGTGAAACTGCCCGTCTTGACCTGGCCAACGAGGGGACGCGACAGCCAGAGGCGAAAGCGATGGCCGCAATAGGTCACGGTTGGCCCATCGACACGGATATAGGCGGCCTTGAAGGGAATCCAGCCCAGGGACTTCTTCTTGCTGCGCCACCGAAGCTTGATCTTCTTGAACTGGCGACGCCTCGTCACGTACTCGGTACAGACCTGTTGAATCGTATCCGCAGACAGCCGCAAGTCTTTCGACGTGCCAGCAGTGAGCTTGTGCAGGTCGTAGGCAGTCAGAAAGGTTCTGTCGCGTTTGAAGGCTTTGATGCTGACCTGATTGCAATAGTTCCAGACGTAGTTGATCGCAGAGGCCATCTGCAAGAGATGATGCCGCGAGGTTGCGTCTTTTATCCGGTAGTTATAGGTCAGCATGCTCATAACTCTAATTGTACAAAACCGTTGCTGTGTTCTACCAGGAAAGTTTGAGGATGTTGCTCTTGTCAGAGCAACCTTTCATTCCCCTGTCGCCTGAAGTCGACAGCCCCCTGAAAGGGTTTTCTGTGGTGCATGGTGTTGCATGATGTCACTCACCGTAACACCTCGTCAATCCTGTCCCCACTGCTGCGCCATAGCGCTGGCAACGCCCGCATACGTCACGCTCCGGGCCATGGCCCGGCCTGGGCACGGGGGCATGCGCCAGCACGGCTGGCGGCGGGGCGCAAAGGTCAGCACAGTGGGCTGCAGGAGCGGCAGCCCCTGGAGCCACAGGCAGGTCGTTTTGATCTCGGCATGGCCAAAGAGATACGGCTGAATGATCTGATCCGGGGGGCGCAGCGCCGTACTGATCCGGCCCACGGGATTTTCCAGGGCAATGCGCGGCACCGGGGCGGCCAGGAGAAGGCGCACAAACGCCAGCGCGGCCGCCTGCTCGGCCTGCCGTCCGGCCCACCAGCGCGCCCCGGAGGCGGCCAGATAGGTACAGGGCGGGAACGCCAGCAGCAGATCCCACCCGGCATGCAGCAGGTCGCGCACATCGCCCTGATAATGCGGCCCTGGCGTCCAGGAGGGCTCCAGGTCACAACTCAGCGCGTCATGCCCCAGGGCGCGGAAGGCGTCGCGGACGCGACCGGACCGTTCACAGGCAACGAGTACACGCATTACCGTAACACCTCCTCGATGGTGTCCCAGTCGTCGGGCGTCCATAAAAATGTGGACACCTGCGTCACCCGCGCCAGCGCCTCGAGCCACTGCTGCTGCGCCTCCGTGGGGCGCTTGCCGGGCCGTTTGAGTTCCGCAAAGAGCAGGCGATCCCCCCGCACCAGCGTCACGTCGGGATAGCCTGAGGGGGATTTTCGGCTATCGGTCGTATGGTAGTACATCCACCCCGTGTCGAGCGCCAGCCGCCGCACGGCCTCTTGCAGCGCCTTCTCGGCCGTGATCCCGGTGGGCGGCGTGGTCTGGCGGGCGCCGTGCTGGCGGTTCCAGGCGCGACAGACCGGGCAGGGCGTGGTGCCCGGGCCACAGGTACAGTGCCGTCCCAGACAGGCCGGGCAGGTGACGCGGGCCGGATCGACGCTGGCGTGGCTGGCGTGGGCGCCACACTGCACGCTGGCGTGGGTAAAGTCCTGGCTGGTCAGGAGGTGAATCATGGTTGGCATGGCGGCGACTCCAAGAACGTCAGTTGGCCCTGGGCTTCCGTGCGCCGGCGGTGCGTTTCGGCGGCATGGCGCCGATGCAGGTCGTGGTCAATCCGCAGATGGCACCGTTGACAGCACGCTTTGACATGGCTCGCCTCGGCGCACGGCGGGTCACACGGGCACAGATGGGCCACGGTGAGCACGATGCGCCCGCGCGCGAACTGCGCCGGCGTGTGGTTCACCTCGACACAGCGCCGGGGGCCGGGATGCGTGCGGTGCAGGCCACACTCCCCGGTGCACTCACAGCGGCTCTGCGCGCGCTCCAGGCGGATCGAGCGGCTGAAGGCGTGCCAGTCGGGCGGGTAGCGGCGGTAATCAATCGGCATGCGGCGACTCCTTCTCTGGCGGCTGGTGCACATGGCCGCAGTGGGAGCACTGCACCCGCAGCAGGCCACGTAAATTGGTCTGACAGGGACAGGCCGGACACGGCCATGCGTAGGTCGCCTCGCGCCAGGACTGCACCAGCGGCGCATCCTGGGTCGGCGGTCGGCGGGCGGGGCGTTTGGGCATGGGGGGGGCTCCTTTCTAGGCCAGGCGCCTCAGCATGCCGAGTGTATACGCGCCCGCCTCCACCGTCTTCCGTATCCTGGCGCTGTCGCCCCGCGTCTGCAGGTGCAGCAGCTCATAGTCTTCCACCTGCCAGACGAGGGCATCATCGTGATACCCCAGCATCGGCAGAGGCCCTGCGTGGCCTGGGGGCGTGAAAAAGCCGATGATCCCATCGAGCGCCCGCTTGAGCAGCGGATGGGTCACAAAGCTGGTGCACGGTCCGGCCAGCAGCCACCGGCGCGCCTGCGTCAGGTCGATCAGCACATATTCGTAGTAGCCTCCCAGGCCGAGCACCGGGCAGGGCAGCAGGTAGCGCGTGCCGTGCTCAGGGGGATAGCGTGCCGGCATCGTGTCCCAGACGGGTTGCGTGCTAACATCAGGGAACTGATCGATCACATCCGGCATCGTCTTACTCCTCCCCAAACAGGTCGGCAATGCTTTCCTGCGCGTGCGTCCCGAGCCACTGCTGCAGGTCGCTCTCCAGTGTCTCACTGTGCCACGCAAGCGGCGCCCGGCCCTCGTCGAGGCGCGACCATCCAGCCTGCAGGTCATCCAGGCTGGCATGGGGGATCTCGTCCAGGGCCAGGCCCCACACCTCCCGCGCCACCACCGGGCGCGCCGCTTTGGGAAGGCGCCGAAACCACTGGCCGATGGTGGTGAGCAGCACCCCGGCTTCCATGGCGGGCGTGCTGCCCTCGTCGACCACGCCGGTCTGCGGATCGAAGGGCACCACCTGCCCACTGTCGTCGTCGTGGGCGGCCACGCCGAGGCCGAGCAGGGCGAGGGTGGCGCGGCGTTTGGCCTTCGTTTCGCAGCGCATGAGCGCATGGGCCTGCTCCAGGGGCTTGAGCCCGTCCAGCACCACCACGCCCTGGGCTTCTTCGACGCGCTCATCCGGGGTGCGGCACTGGACGGTGACGAGGTAGAGATCGCCGTCCCGCTCCCGCGACAGGATGCGCGTGGACACGCGGTGCAGCCGTCGGAGCTGCTCACAGCCCGCCGCGGTGATGTACCACGACAAGGTGCCATCTTGCCCCCGCATGACGATAAAAGGCCGGGTGAGCACATTGAGCCCGGTACTCCGACACAGCGCGGCGTAGAACTGCACCCGGTCCGCCGGGCTCAGTTTGGCAATATCGCCGGCCATCAGGGCCCGCTGAATCGCCTCGGGGTCGATGGCCGGGGTATACTGCACAGGTGTGTAGGGTAGAGGGGTTAGCGTCTGATTCACTGACTCAGTGGTCATGGTGCCTCCGTCTTTTCTCAAGGTCTCTGGCCCACCAGACATATTGGTGATAGGCTTCGACGGCTCCTTCAGGGTCATAGCGCCGTCGCAATTCGTAGCGGCGATAATGCCAGTTGACTAATCGTTGCCGGTCACCTTCCTCTTGCGCCCATCGCAAGGCGGCGAAATACGGTTCCCAGCCTTCGGCAGTCGTCGGCACTGGGGGTGTCTGAGGTTTCAGGGCGGTATGGCAGCGCACACACAGGGTGACGAGCGCATCGTCGGGAACGTCCCATGGTGCGCCGGCATACACCAGATGGTGGACCTGCAATTCGCGGTCGGTGGAACCACAGCGCTGGCACGTCCAGTCGTCACGCTCCAAGATTTTCAGTCGCTTCTTTTGCCAGCGGGGATCCCGTAAAAGTTTGCGATAGCTCACTGGTGGCTCCTTGTCGCCTGTTCTTCCAACTTCCAAGCTTCCCGCAACCAGTCTTCCCGGTCACGCGGGTAGCGCTCGGCCAAGCGCCGGCATTCCTGCGCACAGTCCGCTTCCTTGCCTGGGCGCGTCAACCTCTGCTCGAACAGCCAGATCCAGCACTTCGCCCAGGCAGTACTGTCCGGCGTGGGCAAGAGCGACCGCAGCACGCCGCCGTACCCGTCCTGCTGCATCGCCTCGACCTGGGCCGGGGCAAACTGCGGCCAGGGCGTGGCCGGCGGGGGGATGAGGGCCTTGACCTGGGCGACAAACGTCTCCAGCGTTGGGGCGTGCTCCGGATCGAACAGGACATGCATCTCCAGCGCGCGCCACACCTTGGCCGCGGGGGAGCGTTGCAGGTGCCGGAACCACAGCGCCGCCATGCGGGCGTTCCACGGCATCTGCGGATAGTAGCCCTGCTGCTCCCCCTCCTGGGGGCAGCGCATCTCCTGCATGAACGCGGTAAATTCGTCTCTAGTCATCTTTGAATCCTGCGGCGTCGAGCAAAGCCCAGACGCCGTCGATGCTGAACGTGTCCGCCTTGCCCGGGTCTGGCGGCGTGTCGTAGCGCTCCTCTCGCAAGTACGTCGTCGTGTTGGGAATTTTGCCCTCGCGCCATTGCGGACTCTGGATCATGGCCTGGGTATGGGCGATGAGGGCGGCGGCACGCCCCTCCAGTCCCTGCTGCGACCAGAGCCGGGCGCACTGTTTTTTGGCTACGCGCCGGTGCGCCGGGTATTCCTTCCACCAGTTTTCAAAAGAGCCCAGCGCAGCGTCAGAACCAGCCACAGCGCCCCCCGTGGGGGGCGTATAGGGGGTTAGTTTCTTTGTATCCTTGGTATAAGAGGGATCCAAAGACCGGGAAGGGGGACTAAGAGGGGGAAGGGGAGCACGAGGGGAAGGGGGAACATCGGGGGAAGGGTCACCGAAGTGCCGTAAACCGACGTCCGCTAACGGCACTTCGGTACCGAAGTTCCCTAACGGCACTTCGGTGATGGCAAGGGTAGGGGTTTCGTAGATGAACGTGACATAGCCACGGAGTTTTCCTGTCTTCTCGTCACGCTGTAACTGTTTGTCGGCATACCCGTATTGCTCCAATTCACGCATGGCGGCCAGCAACGCTTTGCGCCCTTCCCCCCGTTTCGGCTTGGCCAGACGCGCGAGATTGATGTCCCAATCGTCTGGCTTGGCGAGGAGGGCGGCCAGCAAGCCCCGGGCGCGGTAACTCAGCCGGTCATCCTCCAGCCCTGACTTGTCCATAATCACGTAGTTATGCCGGTGCTTTTGCACCCGGAGAATGGGCATAGCACCCCCCCGTTGATGGCTATGATTCTGCTGGTTCGTATGCTATCCTCCTCGCTCTGGTTCCTGTGCTCCTTGCCCCGTGCCGGCCTGTCATGTCGGTACGGGGGTCATCCTGCCGTTTCGCTCGCAAGCACCGCCGGCCCATCGTCCAGGCTCCCAGCATGGCGACCAGTCGTACACGCTCGTCTGGCGTGAGTTCTACGACATCCTGCCCCAGCACCCACGGCAGGGGCAGCAGGGCGATCAGGCGGCAGAGGCACCGCAGCTGCCAGATGGTCAAACGGATGATCAGGCGCTCGAGCAGGCTCACAGGTGCCCCTCCTGTCCTGTGGTGCGGCGTATCCCGTCTGCGCGCATCCATGCCTCCAGTTCCTGGGCGGGATAGCGTATCCGGCCACGCTTTTTCACGTAAGGTGGCCCCCATCCTTGTCCACGGCCCTGCACGCGCCAGTGCGCCAGCGTCGAGACGGCAAAGCCCGTCAGCGCGGCCACTTCGCGTGGCGTCAGGTAGGGCGAGGGGGAAGGCCATGGCATAGGGTCATTTCCACTGCTTACGACGTTGTTGCTGCTTGTCGGCAAAAAACTGCCGTGCCCGATGGCTTTCCTCGGGCGTTAAGCGCGTTTCCCCATGCTCCGCTCTGGAGATGCGGGATTGCGGCACGCCGAGAAATTGCGCCAGCTCATATTGCGAAATGGCCAGCCTGGCTCGTGCCACACGAAGTTGCTGTGCTGTCATTGCCCACCTCCATGTCTTTCCAGAACTATACGCCGGATTTTTTATCCGTGCAATAATGAAATATAATTTCTTCCGAAATTGGAAGCATAATGACATAAAAAGACTTATCTCTCTATAATTGGATAAAATATTCAATGTATGGCAGGTAAATTGTTTTATGCAGGATCGAATTGTATGCAGTCGAAAAAGCAGGAGACGTTCACCGAGCACGTGTTGAAGCACATGGCCTTGCAGCGGATGACCCAAACGCAGTTGGCCAAATATCTCGGCATTGCTCCGTCTTCGGTGTCGCGCAAATTAAAGGGTGAGCATCCCTGGACGGTAAAGGAACAAGAGCGATTAAGGACTTTGTTTCCTATTGCCGCGTTTGTTCCCGAGCCCGCTCCCGTCCGTGATGATCCGGCGCTTGAAGCCATGGATCAGGTGTTACTTGGCTTGCGGAAACACAAGCGCCCAGATGTCTACCGGGTGGTGGCGCTTGTGACCAAAGGGATGCAAGACGAGATGACCCCCTCAGGGCAGGAAGCCTACCGCACGTTGTGTGCCCTCGTGGGTTAACGCTCCTCCTCCCCCCTGACCGCCTTCCCTACCCTTCTCGCCGCCTCCTGCACCGGGGCATGCAACAGATGGATATACCTCCTGGTCGTGGCATATTGCGTATGCCCGAGCAACGCGCCAATCATCGGGAGGCTTTCGCCCTGCTCTGCCGCCACACTCGCAAACGTGTGCCGCAAATCGTAGAGCCGCGTCCCTGCTGGCAGCCCGGCCAGCTGGCGCAGGCGCCGCCAGGTATAGGTCACATTGACCACAGGCCCGGCGCCGACCGGCCGTGGAAACACCCACACACTCGTCTGCGGCAAGCCCTGGAGGGTGGCTAGCGCCTCGTCATTGAGATACAGCACCTTCGGCCCCGTCTTGGAATCGGCGAGGCGAATCAGCCGGGCCTCCCAGGCAATGCGGTCCCAGGTGAGCCCGAGCAGCTCGCCCGGTCTGGCTCCGGTAAACAGCATGACCCGCATGACCGCCAGGACGGACGGCGACGCCAGGCGGTCATGCGCGAACTCGTCCAGCAGCTCCAGCACCCGCCGGCGCTGCGCCGCGGTGAGCATCGTCTCCCGCCGGCGTTCCCGGTAAGGCTGCAGCCCTGCAGCGGGGTTGTCGCCGGCGGTGAGTCCCCAGCGCTTGGCCAGGGCGAACATGGTAGATACAAGGCTCAGACACCGGTTGGCACTGACCGGCGTTGCGTGCATGGCATGGTGGAGGGCGAGGACATCCTGCGGGGTGATCGTCTCCAGCAGCATTGGTCCCAGCCGGGGCAGGAGATGCAGCCGCAGATTGGTGCGATCGAGGCGTTGCGAGGACGGCTTTTTGCGCGTGGCGGCATGCTCGGCGAGATACTTCGCCGCGAGGTCGGCAAACGTCGTGCGGGGTGGTGGGGTACGGTCCACCACGAGGCCCCGCTGCAGATCGGCGAGCCTGAGCCGGGCATCATAGCGCGCCTGGTCGGCGGTGACCACGCCATGGCGTCCCAGCCGGATTTTGTGTTGTGTGCCCTGGACCCGGATGTGCAGGAGATAGGTTTTGACCCCACTGGGGTAGACCCGCACGCCAAAGCCGGAGAGCGTGCTATCCCAGGCCACATACTCGGTGGTCCGGGGTGTGAGGGCATCGACGGTACTCTTGTTCAGGCGCAGGGGGGGTGCTATGCTCACCGGTGGGTCTCCAACAAGCCAGAGGTGACTCGCAAGGCACGGTGGGGTGCTTCCCTTCACCCCACCGTGCCGTTTTTTTTCGGTGGGTACGGTAGCACTACGGTAGCAGGGAGGCAAGGAGAAAGGCTGAAACGTCTGAAGTTCTGGTGCTACCGTGACCTGGGAAGGCCAGTATGCAGGCCCTCCGCATCAAGCCCAATGCTCCGGTGTGCAGCAGGGCATGCTCCCGGTGTGACCCTCTCACGACCAGGGAGACTGCGGTCTCTCTCCCCAGCCATGGCGATGCCGGTAGCACCACGGTAGCACCTCACAAACGCCCGCGCCGCCGCGGCGCAGACCGGGGCGGCGCATAGTCAGGGTCTCCTCTCGGGGGGCGGGATGAACCGCTCCAATTTCTCCTCGATCAGATCCAGGGTGCGGGCGATGCGCATGACCACGGCGGTGTGTTGCGCGTTCGCGGTCCCCTGTTGCTGCACGAAGTTTTTCACGTCCGACATGGTCTCTTCGAGACGGCGGCTGATGGTCGTCTGTTGCACGATCGCCGCCCGGATGTCGTCATTGATACTGTCTTGCTTCACGGCAATCGCCACGAGGCTTTTGATCAGCGCCTCGGCTGCGCTTTGTTCCATCGTCGTCTCCTCATGGGGGCGTGTGCCCCCCGGTCGTTCCTCAGTCCAGCTCTTCCAACGAACACATGCTGATATTCAGCGCCTGCCTCAGCGCTCTTGCCATGGCTCTGGTCCCCGCCAGGCGTCTCCAATGGGGCTTCACCTCCTTGCCAACATTCTCGGGGCTGCTATCGCCGACGCCCACGAACACCCGGCCATCTTCGAACTCGGCCCGCGCTTCCGCCAGGACGTAGGTGTCCGTGACGTGCGTCACGCGCTCGGTCAGGCTCAAGAGCCCCTGCTGGTGTGCGACACTGAGCAGTCCGGCGAACTGCACGAAGGGCTTCCCCTTGATCGTGGCCACAAACTGCGCCGGCACCGTGGCCGTGGGGACTTTGTACGGCACCACCTCGGCTTCGACCACGGGGGCAGGCGCCGCCTGAAACTCCGGGCACGTCGGCAACTGCACGCGGGTCGTGACGGGTTCCAGTACCGGGAGCACCGGGGCGTCGTCCTCCGTGGCCAGTGGCGTCGGGGTGACCGTCACCGGAGCGGTCGCCTGCGCCAGCTCCCGCGCGAGCACCAGCGCCTTCTTGAGGATGACCGTCCCCAGCCGGTGCTTACAGTACCCTTCGGGGGCGCGGGAGGCATCGGGGCACTCACAGGTGCCGTTGACGTGATAGGTGCGTGTGCCATCGCTGCTGGTCACGGTCGCGGTGCGATCCTGATGCAGCACGACCTTGCCGTCCGTGAGGAGCTCGTAGGCGCGTTCGATACGATCGCTGCTGTGGGGAAAGCGCTTGCGGGCCGCTTCCAGGGCCTGGCTCAGGGCACAACGGATGCGCTGTCCCTCGTCCATGGCCGGAGCGTTGTACGTGGTCGTCCCATCCTCCCAGTTATAGCTGCTGATGGGGGTGATTTTCTGGCCGGGTTCTGGTACTGTTGTCATGTTCATGTCCTTACTACCCACTAGTGGGGCGTGATACATGCCCTCCTGAGCTTCTTTCCACGGACTCTCAGGGGGGCGTTGTTGCGTCTTGGGCTTAGCGCCCGTTCAACCGTTCCAGGATATTTTTGATCGCCTGCTGCGTGATCAGCACTTGCCGCAGCGTCTCTTCCGCGTACGCCAGGCGATCTTCATGATGCGCATGCCAGCCCGTGATCTCCTGTAAACGTTCCTGATGCTCGCCGAGCCGTTGCTCATGCTCGCGCCGGCTCGCGGCGATATCGCGGCTAAACTGCCGCATCTCTTCCAGCCAGCGCTCCATCTCGTCCTGCGTCATCGTCCTCGCTCCTCGTGTCGCTCGCTGCGGCGACCATCGCCGCGTCATGTCTATAATATAGGCCAATTATCCCATATTGTCAATAGGGTATTGCCAAAAAAAGATGTTCAACGTATATTTTTTATGTCGATGAGCCTATATATAGAATATATACTGAGGGAGACAAGAGTGCGAGACCTTGATATGAAATCATTGGGGATGAATATCCTGGTCGCCCGCCGTCGCCGCGATCTCAGTCAACGAGAATTGTCCCAGCAGTCCCAGGTCGATCTCTCCACCCTCTCACGCCTCGAACGGGGGCATAAACCGCGTGTGGAAGCGAATACGCTCTATCGCTTGAGCCAGGTGCTCGGGGTGAGTCTGGATGCCCTGTGTCACGCGGATCCAGCCTATGCGGATACCGAACCGGTGATTACCCGCGGTCGCCCGCCGAAGCGCCGCCCGTCCGACGAGGACGACGACGCCCACGCGGCGTAGAAAGGAGCCCTGCCGCATGACTCCGGACGAAGCCGATACGATCATCCGCCACCTGGCGAGCGCCATCGAGCACCAGCGCACGATCAACGAGGACATGCGCGCCTTCATGGCGGCCCAGGTCCAAATTAATGACCGCCTGGAGGTGACGCTGCAGGCGATCAAAGACATTCTCAACCGGGGCAATGGCCGCTAGCCCGCCCTCCCCCTTGACGCCGCGGCGCCGGTGGTGCTAGGCTTCGCGGCATCCGAACCTACAATACGTTGAGATACGTTCGCATGCCGCATCCCAAAGGCGCCCCCAAAACGCCCGGCAGTGGCCGCAAGCCTGGCAGCCGCAATAAGGTGCAAGTCAAAACCCGCGAGGAATTGTGGGCGTACATTGACGCCCAGGTGGCGCAAGGCAAGACCGCCAATCCCTTCCAGGTGCTGGTCGATACGATGATCCAGTCGCCCAGGGAGCGCGTGCAGTGTGCTATGGCCCTGGCTGACCGGCTGTTACCACGGCTGAAGGCCCTTGAGCTGTCTGGTGACCCGGATCGTCCCCTCACCCTCACCGATGCCCCAGCGCGCCAGGCGCGGATCGCGGCGCTCTTAGCCCAGAGGAACGGCGATGGCGCTGAGTGAGGCGGAAGAGATCGAACTGCTCACCCTGCTGGAAGCCGAGGCCGCCTATCAGCGTACGCACCGGCTGCAGGCGCTGTTTCCTGCCACCGGGCGCTTTGCCCGCACGCACTATCCGAAGCACCTCGCCTTTTTTGCCGCGGGGGCAGACCACCGAGAACGCCTGTTCATCAGCGCGAACCGGATCGGCAAGACGCGCGCCGCCTGCTATGAGCTGGCCTTGCATCTCACCGGGCAGTACCCGGCCTGGTGGACCGGGAAGCGCTTCACGCATCCGATCCGGGCGTGGGCGGCGGGCACGACCAGTAAAAAGGTCAAAGAAATTCTCCAGGAAGAACTGTTTGGCCCGGTCGGCCAGTGGGGCACCGGCGTGCTGCCGCAGGACAGCTTCGTCCGGCCGCCCACCAAAGCCGCCAGCAGTGTGGCGGATCTCATTGACAGCGCCTTGATCCGGCATACGAGCGGGGGGCACTCGGTGCTGACCCTGAAATATTACGAGCAGGGCCGGGAAGCCTTTGAAGGCACCTTCCAGGATGTCATTCTGGAGGACGAAGAGCCGCCGCTGACGGTGCACACGGAATGCGTGATGCGCACCATGGATACCACCGGCACCGGGCAGGGCAATGGCCTGGTGCTCACCACCTTCACGCCCCTCGAAGGGCTCTCGGATACGGTGTTGCACTTCTTACCGGACGGCCAGATCCCGGAGCAGCCCAGCCAGGGCACGAAGTGGATTGGCAATGCCACCTGGGACGATGTGCCGCATCTCGACGCCGCCACCAAAGCCGCCATGCTGGCGGCGATCCCGGCCTACCAGCGCGACGCCCGCACGCGCGGCATTCCGGTCCTCGGGGCGGGGGTGATTTATCCCGTCGAGGAATCGGCCTACCTGGTCGACCCCTTTGAACTGCCCAAACACTGGAAACGCGCCTATGCGCTGGATGTGGGCTGGAACCGCACTGCCGCCCTGTGGGGCGCCTATGATGCCGAGGCGGATACCTGGTACCTGTATCATGAGCACTACCGGGGCGAGGCCGAACCCTCGGTGCATGCTGCGGCCTGCAAAGCGCCTGGCGCGTGGATTCCCGGCGTGATCGATCCAGCGGCCCGCGGGCGCAGCCAGACCGACGGCACCATCCTGCTCGAGACGTATCAGCAGCTGGGGTTGCATCTCTCGGTGGCCCTGAACGCCGTCGAAGCGGGCATTTATGCGGTGCTGGAACGGCTCACCCAGGGCCGCCTCAAAGTGTTCACCACGTTGAGTAACTGGCGCAAGGAAGCCCGCCTCTATCGCCGCGATGAGAAAGGCCGGATCGTCAAAACGGATGATCATCTGTGTGACTGTACTCGCTATTTATGCCTTTCAGGACTCGAGGTGGCCCGGGCGGTGCCGGTGCCCTCCACCTCGCGTGGCGAGCGCGGGCTGCCGACGGGAACAGGATGGACAGGCTAAGGCGTTGCGGCGTATACTCCGTGCCGTGTTCCTGCCCTTTCCCCCTCCAGGAGGTGTGTGATGGCGAAAAGCAAGCCCACGAAATCCCAACGGCTGGTCTCTGAGGCGATGAGGGAGACCCATACCCACGAACCCTCCACCGTCTCCCGTGCCGATGTGAGCCCGGCGCGCAAGGAAGCCATGCGGCAGGCGATTGCCTTTGACAAGGCACGAGACGCGGGGGCGAAGATTCCCCGGAGGAAGAAAGGCTAGAGGTGCGTCATGCCCACCTTCCCCATGGCTCATCTGGACCGTGATCCCGACGCCGAACTGCGGGCGGCCAGGGTGTGGCGCACCATCCTGCTGGAGAATCAGCAGCGCCATGCCCATGGCACCCCCACCCGTGTCCTGTACGCCCAGGCCCTCCTGGCGCTGGAGCCCTTAATCGCCCATTTTGAGGCGGAGATGGCCTGGTATGGCGGAGAGAAACGATAACGACCTGCTCAGTGTGGCGCGCTCCCGCTTTAGCCAGGCCCTGGACGCCGAGTCGACCACGCGGCGCTTGCAAGAACTCGATCTGGCGTTCTTAGGCGGCGACCAGTGGGAGGCGTCGATCAAAGCCCAGCGCGACCGGGATCGCCGGCCCTGCTTCACCATCAATCGCCTGCCGCAGTTCGTGCACCAGGTGACCAACGAGCAGCGCCAGCACCCGCCGGCCATCCGCATTCAGCCGGTCGACGATCAGGCCGACGTCGAGACCGCCAAAATCCTCCAGGGGGTCATCCGGCATATCGAGGTCTCGAGCCATGCCGACATTGCCTACGATACGGCGCGCCAGCACCAGGTCGGGCAGGGGCTCGGCTTCTTCCGGGTGCTCACCGCCTACGAACATCCCCTGTCGTTTCAGCAGGTCCTCAAGATTCAGCGCATCCGCAACCGCTTCAGCGTCTATGTCGACCCGACGTTTCAGCAGCCCGACGGCAGTGATATGCAGTGGGCCTTTGTCGTCGAGCGGATGCGGCGTGACGCCTTTGAAGTCCAGTATGGCCGCCTGCCGGAGCAGGCGGCGGTGTGGAGCGGCAGCGGCGACACCTGGGTGAGCCCGCATGAGGTGCAGGTGGCCGAGTATTTCTACCGGGAGGACGTGCGGGTCGAGATTGCCCAGCTCGCGGACGGGCAGGTCCTCCGCCGCCGCGATGTGCCCGAGGGCGTGCCCGTGGTCGCGACACGGACGACGGTCATCCCGCAGATCTGGTGGTGCAAGATCAACGGCTACCAGGTGCTGGAACGCACGCGCTGGCTCGGGCAGTACATCCCGATCATCCCGGTCATTGGCGATGAACTGGTCACCCAGGAGGGCACCGATTACATCGGGATTGTGCGCTACGCGCAAGACCCGCAGCGGCTCTACAACTACTGGGTGAGTGCGGAAACCGAAGCCATTGCCCTCGCCCCCCGGGCGCCGTTTATTGGGGCGGAAGGGCAGTTTGAAGGCCATGAAACCGAGTGGGCCAACGCCAACACGCGCAACTATGCCTACCTGGAGTACACGCCCACCAGTCATGGCGGGCAGCCGCTCCCCCCACCGCAGCGGATGGCGTTAGAGCCCGCGGTCCAGGCCATTACCCAGGCCCGCATGCTGGCGGCCGACGACATAAAATCGGTCACTGGGATATACGATGCAGCCCTTGGGAATCGCAGTAACGAAACCAGCGGCGTGGGCATTCGTGCCCGCAAAACCGAGAGCGATACGGCCACGGCGCATTTCCCGCTCAATTTTACCTATGCCCTGCGCCACTGCGGGGTCATCCTGCTTGATCTCATCCCCAAACTCTACGATCGGGCCACCATCCTGCGCATCATCGGCGAGGACGGCCAGACCCAACAGGTGCCGGTCAACCAGCCCTTTGTCGACAACGAGGGGATCGAGCGCATCTACCGGCTGGGCGTGGGACGCTATGACGTGGTGATCAGTACCGGGGCCACCTATGCCACGCAACGCGAAGAGGCGGTCGACCGCCTCACCCAGCTGGTGCAGGCCTTCCCGCCCCTCCTGCAAGTGCTGGGCGATCAACTGATTCAGCACATGGATTTCCCCGGGGCCCCGGAGATGGCTGAGCGTTTAAAACTCCTCCTGCCGCCTGAGGTGCAGGGCCAGGGGAATCCGGCCCAGATGCAGCAGGCCCTGCAGCAGATGACGCAGCAACTGGAAGCGATCAATGCCTATGCGAAGCAGATGGAAGGGCAAGCGCAGGAGCTGGCGCAGCGCAATCAGGAGTTGGAGTTGCAGGTCAAAGATAAGACCGAGGCGAACGCGCTGAAGGCCCGGGAGCTGGAGATTGAACGCGAGTACAACGTCTGGCAGGTCGGCCTGAAAGAGCAGGAACTGGCGCTGCAAGCCGCGCAAATCGCCGGCAATGGGCAGGGAGAATAATGCACAATGCATAATGGAAAATTGAGAATGATAAGAGCATTTTTAAGTCATTGTGCATTCTCCATTGTGCATTCTCCATTTGCTCCGAAGGAGCAGGAGGGCTAGCCATGCGGGAGGCGGCCGGGCCAGGCCCCTGTTTCTGCTGTCAGATGGAGACGGATCTGGTGCACCGATACGACGTGTCGATGACGCTCTGCCCCCCCTGTGCCGACCTGCCGCGCGCCACCCTCGTGCAGCTGGCGATGCTGGGGGATCTGCGGGATAGCGTCGAGGACATGCGGCGGATGCTCGCACAGCTGGTCGAACATCTGGGCCTTCGGGTGGAGGACTAAGCATGCCGTTCTCTTGACACCCTAACTGCCTCATTTTAGAATTGCTCGCAAACTTTCGCGCTCCGCTCGGCGGCCACTGAGCGTTGAGCGCAGCCTTTCACGGCTTATGGTGTGCGGCGATTTCTTCGATTGTTACAACGGCGATGAGCCAGACGAAGATTGTTGGGGTCATGCGTACCGTTGCGATACCGTGGGATGAGATGATCAATCGATGCGGTCTCCCAATCGACGGTCACGGAGCACACGTGACAACTCCATCCATCCCTTTCGGTCAGTAACCCGATGACCATGATCCACAGAATTTTTCCTGGGGCACCTCCATCGCGTTTGGCTCGCATGCGATTGCGTTCACGCTCCTTGGCTCGATATTTGTCGCGATAGTCCCTGTCGGTTTGCAAGCGTTCCTTATGTCGTGCCGCTTCTTTCTCTGCAGTGAGGCAGGCAGGGCACGGGATGGTCTCTGGGCAGGTATGGATACGCGATGGACGCTTCCTGAGACGTGTTTTGTTCCGGTCGTGTTCCTTTGCTTGATACGCTGGATCACCTTTGATGCGCTGATAGCGTGCTTTCGCGTTCTCGATATTCTTCATGCGGTAGTGTGGCTTTGCGTATCGGTTTCGTGCTTGTTCTTGGAGGCGTTGCCGATAGGCCGAATCCGTGTGATAGCGTTCCCGTAGCCGTTCAAGACGGGCACAGGCTCTACAAGGCAGTACGGTTGGACAGGTATGTGAGGTCATAAGAAAAGTATAGCAGAAAAAAAGGGCACACGCTGCTTTTTCTGCTTTATACCCCGCGCCCACACCGGCTGATCCCCGATGGAGCGGCGTGTACTCAAGGCGTTCTCGTGCACGAGCGAGAGCGCCTTTTTTTGTGCCCGTTTCTGGGCGCGGGATCACCCCGCTTTCGCCTGGCGGGTTATCCAGGCGGCTCATCGCCTCGTAGGAGCGTTATCCTATGCCGATCACCATTCTCAGTTCCCGTGATGGGCCCGAGCCATCTCCCGTTCCCGACCCGGCTGCGCCCTCGCCTCCCGCGAGCGGTGATCCTGGCGCCTCAGCCCCGCCGCCTGCGCCCCCGGCTGCGCCTGCTCCTGGTGAGGAGGCACCCCCCGAGTCAGCCCCGGATGGTCTTGATCGACCCGATGCAACCGAGGACGAGGACGAGGCGGACCGCCCCGAGCCGGTGCCGCGTGGGGTGCAACGCCGCATTGACCGCGAAGTGCGCCGCCGCCATGAGGCCGAACGCAAAGCCGCCGCGATCGAAGCGCGCCTCCAGATGTACGAACAGGGCTACCAGCGCCCAGACCCGGCGCCCCAGCCGGTGCCGCTGCACCAGCAACCGGAACCGCGCGAAGAGGACTACCCCTCGCAGCAGGAGTGGTTCAAGGCGGTGCGCGACTGGGACAAGGCGCAACTCAAGCAGGAGTGGGCGTACGAGCAGCAGCAGGTGCGCCAGCAGCAGGCCGACCAGCAGCGCCAGCAGCTCCTCGTCGAGCAAGCCACGGCAGCCCGGAAGAAGTACGCCGATTTTGACACGGTGCTGGACCGCCTGCGGGACGTCTATAGCGCCCCAGCGCTGGATGCCTGCGTGCAGGAGAGTGAGCTGGGCGCCGAGCTGGCCTATTACCTGGCGCAGCACCCCGACGAGATCCAGCGCCTGAACCAGGTGGCGCAGACCGCCCCCTTGGCCATGGCACGCGAAATCGGCAAGCTGGAGATGCGCTTGAACAGTCCTACGAACGGCACGCCCGCCTCTCGTCCCTCGGGGTCCTCGGGGTCTCCCGTCCCACCACCCCCACCACAGCCCGTGTCTGGGGGGAGCCATGGGGCGCCCACTGACTACCGCGACGACATGAGCCAGGCCGAGTTTGAAGCCTGGCGCCGCCGGGCCCTGGCCCCGATGCGGCCGGCGCGGTAATTTCACCGAGGGAGTAGTCCGAAAATGAATACCCTGCTCACGATCACCCAGGTCACGCGTGAACTGTTGATGATCCTGAAAAACAACATCGTCTTTGCCGAGGGCGCGGATCGGCGCTACGAGAATCAATTCGCCGTGGCCGGCGCGAAGATCGGCGATACGCTCAATATCCGGTTGCCGCCCCAATTTACGGTGCAGGATGGCCCCACGCTGGTCGTCCAAAACTACCTGGAAGAGTCCGTGCCGCTGGTCATTACCTCGCAGAAGCACTGTGATGTGTCGTTCTCCTCGGTGGAACGCACCTTGAGTCTGGATGACTGGAGTCGGCGGATTGGCACGCCCCAGAGCGTCCAGTTGGCCAACACGGTGGATCGCTCCGGCCTCGAAACCTACGTCGATGTGTACAATTCGGTGCTGTCGCCCGCCCTCAGTCCCACCACGTCCAAATGGGAGGTGTATCTGTTGGCCGGGGCCCTCCTGGACCAGGAAGGCACGCCGCGCGATGGCCAGCGCTCGGTGGTGCTGGAGCCGATGGAGCAGGCCCATGTCGTGACCGAAAACAAGGGCCTGTTCCAGCAAGCGACGCAGATCGGCGAGCAATACGTGGCCGGCGAGATGGGCCGGAGTGCCGGCTTTACCTGGAAAATGGACCAGAACATTGTGATCCATACCACCGGGGCCCGCGGCGGGACGCCCACCGTGACCACCGGCAACCAGACGGGCAGCGCGATTGCCACCACCGGCTGGACGGCCGCCGCCGCGCTGCGCCTCAAGAAAGGCGATGTGATTCAACTGGCCGGCGTCTATGCGGTCAACCCGATGAGCCGCCAGACCACGGGGCGGCTGCGCGACTTTACCGTGACCGCTGACGTCAGTAGCGACGCCTCCGGCAATGCCACCATCCCGATCAGCCCGGCGATCATTCTGGCGCCCGATCCCCGGCAGACGGTGAGCAATGCCGCCGCCGCCTCGGCCCCCATTACCTTCCTCGGCACGGCCAATACGCCCTATGCGCAGAACCTGGCCTATCATCGCCGCGCCTTTACCCTGGCCATGGTCGATCTGGTGGAGCCCAACAGTGGCCGCTTTGCCCGGGTCAATGATCCGGATGCGGGCCTCAGTATGCGGAGTTGGCAGGATAGTGACATCAATACCGATATGCACCCGGCCCGGGTGGATATCCTCTACGGCTGGAAATGTGTCCGGCCCGCCATGGCCGTGCGCGTGTGGTCCCCACTGAGTTAAGAATGCACAATGGAGAATGGAGAATGGAGAATGAAAAACTCCGAATAGACTCCATAATTCTCCATTATCCATTTTCAATTTTCCATTGGCTCCGAAGGAGCAGGCGATGGCTGAACTGATTCTCCCCGAATTTCCGCACTGGTTGCACCATCCGACGGAGCCCTCCCGGCTGTTTGCCAGCCAGGAGGAGGTCGACGCCGCGCTGGCCCTGAGCCCGCTGTGGCGCGTGCAGGGCTATACGCCGGAGGAGGCGGCCGCGGCGCAGAGTGAGGCGGCACCGGCGCCGCGCAAGCGGTAAGCCATGGTGACCGCACGGACGGTGATTCGCCGCAGTCTGCTGCTGCTGGGGGTCATTGCGTCCAGTGAACCCCTGGTGGCGGATGAAGCGGCAGACGGCCTGAGTAGTCTCAATGCGCTCGTCGAGTCGTGGAGTCTCGAGCGCTGGATGATCTACCACATTCCACGCCTGGACGTGCCCCTCGTGCCCGGCCAGGCGTCCTATACCTGGGGGCTGCCAGGTGGGCAGATTGCCTCGGTCCGCCCGCTCAAACTTGATGGGGCATTGGTGCGGCTGGCCAGTACGCCCGAGCTGGATTGGCCGGTGGCGGTGCTCACGCCGATGGAGTACCAGCGCGGCGTTGGCCTGAAGGACCTGGAGAGTACCTATCCGTTGGCCGTGTCGTATGCGCC